GAATAATTTTTTTATTATCCGTTCTATAACGTTCTTCTAAATCTTTTCCATAATCATGCCCAACTTCCCTTTCTTGACCTAATTTCAAAGCATTATCAATGATTTTTCTAATATCATCGTATTGCTTATATTTCATCAAATCAGCACTTGTCAAAATTGCTTGTTCCAAAGCCTTGTCAACACAAAAGAATCTATATTCATCTCTAACATATTCACAATCAATTCTATTTAATCTATAACATGTAGTAATGTTTTCTGCAACTCTTTTACAAAATTCTATCAACTTTTCATCCGTTGCTTCTTTTTTAAGTTCTAATTTTAACCAATCTTTATCAGGAGTTGTATTATGTTTTTGGTAATATTCCAAAATCTTTTTTACAATCCATTTTTGAGTGTCGTTTTCATAATGGTCTAAATTTATTGCATCTTGAATTGTATCAAGATATTCTTTATCTGTTAATAAGAGATATAAAATTTTATCGACAAAATCTTTGCCGTATTCTTCAAGTGATTCTAATGACATAATGTAAAAATTATTTGTTTAAATTTTCTAAAAATATTTTAATTTCCTTGTCACCTTTGTAGATAGGAAATACTAATTCACCATTGTCCAGCAGAAATCTATGCACTCTCTCTTCTTTTTGCTCGTTCAGCAACTTTTTAATCAAGTCTCTTTCAGTCCGGCAATCTTCAGCCCTGCACCACCCAATAAAGAGCAGACAAAGAGAAAAAAACACTATGGCAAATATAGATAGTCTTATCATGGTGTCACCTGTTTACCATACTGCGTATCACTGCCGGTTGAATCGACTTCAATATGGCAGTCAATATACAGTAGTCCACAAGAGGCATTAGCGGCATTGTAGGTGTCTGCTGCATCTGAGGAATTTCGGAACAACCGTCCCATCACAATTGAACTAATTCCCCCTTGACCTGCAACAGGCGTTATATCAGCAAAGGTGGAGATGTAATGAGTTCCTGCTGTTATATCAGCAGAGGTTGTGCCATCTCCGGTGATGTTTATCCCTGTAGTGTAAATGGTCTGTGCTGCCGGATATGCCGAACCGACATTCGACCACGTATAAGTCAATCCCCATCGTGGTGCAGCAGTTGTATCATTTACCCTACCTATCCAATGGACGTGACAACCTATAGCTGTGTTCTCTTTGTAGGTATGAGGCGTTTGTAAAGTAAAATAGACCTCTTTTTCATTAGCAGCAATAGCATCATCAAACTCGTAAAGACCTGTTGAACCTGTAGCCCCGCCTCCAACAAAATCAGTTACATTGAACACTGGCGATTTAGAACCTGTTGTTCTGGCATTCGGTTCTACTCTAATATCATCATAGGTCGTGGTCTTTCCTGCATATCGTAAACCTAAGTCTTGGGATATGGTTGCATAATTAGTAGCCGAGCCATTAGTGAATCTGGCTTTACCTGTCACACTTGAAGCATTATCGAATGTACTGCGAGGTGAAGTCGTGCCTATACCGATTTTTCCGTCAGGTGTGATCCTCATACGTTCTACAGCCGCCGCTCCAGCAGATGTTTGAAATCTTAAGTGCATAGGCATAAATCCTGTAGAAGGGGTTCCATCGATAGCCGCCAAGAAGTTCGCGCCGGTCTGATAGCTACCACCATAATTCCCTTTAAATGCAAAGTTGCCTACCGCATCCCCGTCTTTAACAGATGATAAATTTGCAAATGTGCCTCTACTTTTATTGAAAGTTGCGACACCAGCCTGTGTTCCGCTGTTTACCTGATAAACGTTAAAGCCTCTCGTGGCCGCTGCTGAAGAAGTGTTAATATTTATATTATCAACTGTCATGTTTACAGAGTTGCCCGTTATTCTCATAGCCTCCCTAAGACTACCCCCTGTCATGTTGTTAAACACAAGAGCAGAGTTCCGTCCTGAGCTATTCTGAACTGCTCCAATACTGGCAACCGTTCCTGAGTTGAAATCAAAGGATATAAGAGATTGAGCGAATTGAGTCGTGACATTGTTGACCAATCGGGCAACGTAATTGACGGCTGAAGTTGTGAGGTCTGAAATAACCGTCAGAAATGATGTAGGGGTTGTAGTGCCTATACCGACTTTGCCTGTTCCCGTTACCCGTAATTTTTCAGTTCTGCCAGTTGTTCCTTCCGCTGTAGTTTCAAAGGTTAGTCGTGTACCATTAGCTGTACTTGTCCAATCCTCAGAAGCATAAGCGTTTACTGAGGCTTTAGCTGCGGGAAACGCTGTTGAGTGACGACCTCGGAAAGTAAATTGCCCTATACCATCGCCGCTTTTCGATGAAGATGGATTAGTAAAAGTGCCTCGATACCCCCTTAGATTAACTACTGGCGGGGTTGTGTTATTATAACTGGCAGAGTCAATAAACAAGGCAGCTCCAACAGGTGTTGTATTGGATAGGTGTAGTAGTGCTAGTGGTGAGGTTGTCCCTATTCCAAGCCGACTACCTGAGTAATTCAGCAGCTCCGCCCCCGCTGTCGTACCGGCATTATTGTACTGGAGCTGTCGGTTGCTACCCGCGGAGGGATGCCCGCCGTATGGAGTGACGCTCTGCCTGTGGGCGGTGTTGGCGTCGATCTGAGGTTGACGGTTGGCTGAGTATTGAGAATGAGCTGATTTTCGGTAATAGCTTGATAAGTTCTGAAGAACCCCACTTGGGGTTCTGAGCCGCCAAGCAGAGGAAGAATGTATGTACGTGTATGTTTTACCGTTATGAGAAGAACTATATGCCCGTTGGATTTTCTTCCCATGAAACTTGCCAGCATCAGAAAGAAGCGAAGACCCCACCGGTGCAACCGCAAACAACGGCAGACTGGTTAAGGCGATTATCAAAAAAAGACAGATTCCGCTTAGATATCTCAAGTAATAACCCTCCACTCGATGTAATAAGATCCGTCATCCCCTGCTGTCACATAAGCTCCAAGTTTTTCGCCAGTCTGTGCGTAGACGTAAGTGAGTATCTTCGGGGCGAATCGCGCATCTGATTGAGCCTTGGTGTAATACAGCGTCAAGTCGGTGGTCGAAGTCGAACTTGTTGCCGCCGTTGTCCTGAAATAATCCTTGATTGCCTGAAAAGCGTTCTTGATCTCGGTCGGGACTTTTGACGATAGCGTAGGTATCTGCGGCCCCGTACTCATTTCAACGCCCTTTTCAACTCATCCATACCGGTTGACATCAAAATGGAATCCACTGGTCCATCGGCCTCAATCTCCCATGCCTCGGCAAGAAAGCCGCCAGGGAGTCGGAACGGAACTTTACTTGCCACGGCTTTTGTCAGCTTCAGCACCCCGTCAGCATAGAATTTTACCGTTACAGGATAACTCGGTGCTAAGGCAACAGCGCACGACATATTGAGCGGCGCCGGCATGGAAAAGACTTTCGACTTCCACATAACGGCTTTAGCACCGGTCGCATCCCACTGCACGATATCATCGCCAACCTGCAAGTAAAGTTTGCCGTCAGCAGGATTGCGATAGCCGGCAGTTGCCAGGACATCGATCGGGGTAAAATCTTTGGTGCGCGGGTCGAAGATGAATCCGGTCGAGGCATTGAATCCAAAATAGAGACCGGAATAAGCGTACCCAATAATCGATGATGGTGTGTAGGCTTGCCAATCGTCGCGGCCCATAATGCCGCCAGTAACGTTCTCGGTAGCCCCGACTCCAGCCATGATCAGCCCGTCAGTGGCAGGGTAAACAACGTATTCGCCGAAGTCCACCATCCCGCGCTTGGAGACACAGGCCGTTCCCTCTTCGATTCTTTCTGGAGGGCTGAGATTTGCGGGGTCCGAGCCGTTGATGCGATAAGGCATCCCCGTTGTTGTAACGTGGACTGAAATTCCGTAGACACCGAGAGCCACCGGCATTTCGTCGAAGGGAGTCTGTTGCGAAGTCGGCCATGCGTGAGGAAGAAAGGGAACGGAAAAACAGACCTTCTTGCCCGATATTCCCGCAAAGGCTCCGTTTGGCAGGGACACCAAGCCAAGCAGATCAGAGGGAGGGGCGTCGTAGCTGTCAGTTGACAAGACTTCCCCAAGGGAAGCCGACGCAATCGAATCCGCATAGGTCGTCGTAGCGACGGCGATTTCTGCGACGAACTGATATTCGGTGGAAGTCGAGCCGGTATTGGTCCGGTAGATTCTTTTCGCAGTAACGCGGTAAGTGCCATTTGCTGAAGTCGGAGCAACCGACATGGAAGCGAGGTCCACCGTTTGCCCTGGCGCCCAATCGACAGCAGTTGAAGGGGTAGCACATGGCGGTCCTTCCTCGCCATAGAAAGAAACATAAGTATAAACGTATTGCCTTGTTTCAACTAAGGCAGGGTCGGAATCGGTGATCGAACCGGAAAGAGTCGCAGTAATCGCCGCTGCTGGAGCAGGAAGTCCGAGTAGGTAGGAAGTCGTTGGATAATCTGTACCCGGTCCGGAGACAGCGACATCACTCCCAACCATCTTCGGGTAACCGTCGCCGGACCAATAAATCCTTGAATACGTGTCGCCGGCAACGGGCGACTTGCATACATTCACATCGGTCAGCCAATGTAGCCACTTGGTTAGATGCAGGTAGATCGAGAGTTTTGTCCCGACCTTTGTAGGCGTATCCTCCACTGAAACATCTTTCCACGCCTGTAGACCGCCACCGCCGAACTTGCAGTTGAGCGCGTCTTGAGCCGCCGTCTCCGGAAGGTAGCGCGGCCGGATTTTCGGAATCATACCTGTAAAGGGTCCGACTTTAACAATCACGCCATGTCTCCTGCCGGCGGAACCTGATCTGCCGCCGCCTTGTAGCCGAGAGCCGCAAACATCTTCTTTTCGTGCATTTCAGACTTAGCAGAATCCCCGACATCGGTGTCGTGTGCAAAAGCCCACTTGAGGATGCCGTGCAGCAGGGCGGTTTCGTACGTGTCATCGAGAGGAAGTACGTCAGATTCGATGTCGGCAATCAATAGCGTTGTCGGTAGAACCGATTGCATGATTTCAACCTGCTGAGTCGTGGCGGCTGCTTGCGCCGGATAGACGTAATAGACTGTTCTGTCTCTGGGATCAACGGCATAGAACTTCACTGTACCGCTTGCGGCATGTAGCGGCCAATCGGGAATCATACTGTTCAGGGTTTCGAGGGAAATGAAATCGATGGCCTGTCCAGGCGCCGCACCATTAGCGCCCATGTTCCTGACTACCCTCAAGAGCGATATGCCGGTGATGGTCTGCTTCACTCCGGCAACCAGAGTGACTGAAGAGTTCTGAATATTGGAGTGAGGTTGAAGAGTGACGATCTCTTTGGCCGCTGAGTTGAGCCAGCCCAACAGGTCGGCATCAGCCCACCTGACCTTGCCGGTGTCCTGAAGGATGACCAGGGCCTTATCGATAACCGAACGCACAAGTATTGTTGCCATGAGTTTACCCCTTAATCGGTTGCGCGGTGATGGCGATGAGAATTGCAAGTGGCACAGAATTCAATGCCGGTCCTGATCTCCACGATGTCTTTTTCGACTTTGGCGATTTTATCGGTATGGTCTGCGTGAAGTTCGAAAAGCCGCGTCTGGTTCTTGTCGATTTTCACGACCACGAAGCCGACAACCGCCAGAAGAACTGAGCAGACTCCGGCGAGGATTTGCCAAGGATTCGGGTCAGATGTCTGAGTGGGAGCGGATTGTGCCATGGCGATCGATGCCATCAAGAACGTCATGAGAACTATGCTACGAACCAAGCCGTGTTTCATCTCAATCCCCCCAATAATCGCGTGATGGCCCGGCAGAACCCCTTTGGCTACTTTCGATAGTCATGAGCATTCTGACCATCTTCGGAGCGCGGAAGGAAAGTATTTCTTCAAGCTGTGAATAAAGAGCTGTCCGGAAAACCGGATCGGCAATAACCGCCATCCCGCCCTCGGATATCTTCAGAACGGTATCGAGAAACAGCCAGTCGATCAGTCCGTTGAACGGTACGGCATCAGTTAAAGCAGAAAGTGCGGTCGGCTTGACCATATAGTTACCGACAAGCGTAAAGGCAATAGAGGGTGTCGGATGAAGGTAAAGAGTCGTTCCCTTAATCTCGTAGTAGCGCGGAGTACCGGCGGTCGTCAGATACGCTCTTGACTCCGTGGGCAAAGGGTCGAGCAGTGTGGTGTATCCGGAGAAGTAAGGCCGCTCGAAAAACCCGTTGAAGTTGGTCGGCAGAGTGCAGGTATTGACATTGGCGGTGATGGATGACGAAAACGAGGCTTTCACTAAGTCGGATTTTCTGATCAACAGTCGCTTGTAGATGATGTCCAAAGCCATGTTTACCGCATTCATGAATGGCATCTTGGCGGTCATCTTCAGGCTGGCGGCACGTTGTAACGCGAGGTCAAGAGTATTCTGAAGGGTCGTGCCGGCGTATTCGTTGGCAGTAACATCGGTTCCGGTCGCCGGCATATTCTGCTGAACGATGTCTCCGGTTGAAGTCTGAACAACCTCCTCGACATAGGTGTCAGCCGAAGCAGGCAGGGCCGTAGTCAGCGAATAAAGCGACGAGAAGGTAGTATCCGCCACTTCAGTCAGAAAGACCTTTGTGGAGACGCTTTCTGCTGCATCGTATTCCGAAGTTGCAAAGTTCCAGTAATACTGATCGGCGCCTACTCGTTTACGCCTTCTGACATAAAGATCGGAATCGCCAAGCCCTGGTTGATAGATCATGTAGGTGATCATTGGTTTCTCCTAGCTTATCTAGTCTGCCGGTCGATGTCGGAGTCTTTGAATCTGTCTAACTTGGCCGCTTGCATCAATAAATTCTCATTGCAGAGTAAGTGACAGTTGTTGTTGAAGCACTTGTTGCCTGCACTGTCAGGCCGCTTGCTGTGATATTGAGAGACGCTCCGATACTTAAATCAATTACCGTTGCTGTTATTCCATCTGATTTAACCAATGCGACCGTAACCGATTCCGATATAACGGGGTTTTTAATCACTATACCCGCAGGTAAAAGTGTAGATTTTAATGTGTTATTACCTTTTTCGAGTGCCGCCGTTTCAACGGGTATTGGAATTGGTGTAAAGTGTGTAACGGCTGTAGGCGCAAATGGTAATTTATTAGGCAATATAAGCACCGATACACGCCTAAGCGCAACAACGGTTTCTATAATCACAAATATTGTTGATCAAGGCGCAAACGCAACGGTTTCTTACGATTCATTAACAGGCGTATCAACGGCGGGACTTACAAACGTGTGTAAGATTTTTGGAACACTTACAAATTTAGCCACAAATACAGATGCAACGGCTCAAATAGTATTCCGTTCAGAGGTTGCAAGTTCAACCGTAACAATCGAAAGGGGTTCTACATTATCAAACGACACACATTAATCTATGCCAATAATTAAAAACCTATCGGGATTGCATTTAAAAGTGGTTATGGATGGTAATTCATTAACCGCCTCGAACAATCAATATATTTCAACCCGATTAACAACGTATTTAACGCCATTAGTAGCAAGTGTAGAAATGATTAGTTTAGGTGTTAGCGGTCAACGATTGCAAACAATGTTTAATAATGCGCCAAATGGAGTTTATACATTGCCAAATCCGAATAAGTACAATATTCTAATAGTCAATGAAGATGCAAACGGAATTTTACAAGATAGTTATTCCGAGTATCGACAATTGCAATTAATGAATCAATATATTTCGGGTGCATACAGAGCAAAGTTTGACGCTATTATTACGTGGAACGGATGGTACGCACGTTTGCCACACGATTTATTTCAACCAACCGCGCAAAACTTGTTGAATTTCAAAAATTATTGTAATTTAGCCAATATTGAGGGTAAATTATACAGCAATGCTAATGTAGATATGCGGTTATGTACAAATGTAGGAGGCGTTGAGGGACAAAACCAAAATGGAACATACTTTATTGATTATTTACATTTAACAAATACCGGCAACAACGAAGTAGCGGATAGAATAATATCACACGGAATAAATCAAATATTCACTTTTAATTAAAAACAACAATGGAACAAGAATTTGACTTAGTAGTAACATTTACTACCGAACCGACAGAGAAACAATTAGAAATGGCGAAAGACTTTGTAAAAGGTTATGAATTATCAAACCCTTTAGCGAAAGGAACAGTAATCACACCAAGACCGCCACGTGGGTAAATTACTTCCAATACTATTAATGATTTATGTAGTAATCTGTTTGCTATTATGGCGAACAGATTTCCTACGTGATAATTATTTAGTGTTGGATTTTATCGATACCATTTTAACCGCCTTAATGATTATTCACGCAATTAAAAACTACGATACTTATTATAAGACTTCTAAAAATTGTCTTTGGGGAGTGCTAACAATTGTATTTATAAACCGAATTGATATTGATTTTGCAATGCGGGATGTAGTATATTTTTGGAGTTACGTTTTGATCGTGTGTATTGTTATAGTAAAATCAATTTTAGATAATCGGAATGAAAATACTTACTGACACTTTAAAGGTAAACGGCAAATGGTCACAAAAGCGTTTAATGACGTTTAGTAGTTTTTTTGTGGCTACTATTTACGCTTTTTTACCCGCTTTTATTTATACCTTTGATGTAAAGGAATTTGTATTTTTAGGATTCTTAGGAGTAGGCGGATTTACTTTGTATCGTATTCAGAAAAAGAATGAAAATAAACTTGACGAAAATATAAACCACGAATAATGGAACAAACACCGAAAGACGTCGCACGCCTTGACCGAATAGAACACCATTTAAAGCTAATTAAAGAAAGTGCAGAGAAAGTGAGTTTAACGGCTTTAAAATGAGTTTTAGTGGTAAAGAAGAAAAGCAAAGTTTCTTTATTGAGAATTTATCGGATGCTGGGTTCGTTGAAGAAAGTTTTTTCAGAATAACAGAGTTAGGAGAATTTAGAATTACACAATCAGGAGAATATA